CTGGGATATTTAACCGATACCGATAAGATTCATCTTAACGGTCGGTTTGGCCCAGGTGCGACCTTCGGCGATAAAGGAAAGTTGTCGACACTCTTAGATAAGATGTCTTCCGAACCCACGATTACCCCAGACGCTTGGCCCTACCATTTCCCATGGATGGGCACACTATGGTCTAAAGCTGTAGTGTCGTCTGGAAAGGCCCCTACCTACATCCAGGGGAACCGTTTCACAACGGTTCCGAAGGATTGTACGAAGAACCGCGGCATTGCCGTGGAACCGAGTATCAATCTCTTTTATCAACTGGGGTATGGGCGTACCATCCGGCACGCCCTAGGTAGAGCAGGTATTCACCTTGCTACTGGACAAGAGTTGCACAGGCAGGTTGCCTGTAAAGCGTCGAAGGACGGCTTACTCTGTACCATGGACCTTTCAAATGCTAGCGACACCGTTTGCACCAACCTGGTAAAGTTGGTGCTTCCACCATCATGGTTCGCATGTCTCAACGACCTACGCTCCAAGAAGACCCTATTTAAAGGGCGGTGGCATGTTCTGGAGAAATTCAGTAGCATGGGAAACGGTTTCACCTTCGAGCTTGAGACACTAGTATTTCTGTGTCTTATCAGCACACTATCCGACGAGTTAATTGTCGGAGAGAATCTGCTGGTCTATGGGGATGATATCATTGTCCCCACTGACATCTCGGAGTCGGTTATTGCTCTCCTTAAGTTCTGCGGCTTGACTGTCAATCGGAGGAAAACCTTCACTGATGGTTATTTCCGCGAGAGCTGTGGTGGTGACTTCTTCAATGGTGAGGACGTCCGTCCCCATTTTTTGAAAGAAGCACCAAATGAGCCACAGCAACTTATCTCTCTGGCGAATGGCTTTGCACGGCTTCACGCAAGTGACTCCCGCAGAGCGCATTACATTGTACCTGCTTGGTTTCGTCTCTTGGACGCTCTACCTAGCAGAATTCGACGTTGCCGTGGTCCTTCGGACCTCGGCGATATCGTCATACACGACAGAGAGGAAAGCTGGCGTACTCGCTGGCGGAGCAGCATCCGCTACATCCAGGTCTACAGGCCTGCCCGGTTTCGAAAGATCCCGTGGCGCGTCTGGAAACCAGATGTAGTTCTAGCTGCAGCCACCTATGGAGCACACAATGACTCTCGCGATTCTGGGTTTACCCCTCGCGATGCAGTCCTTGGCTACAAGGTTGGCTGGGTAGCCCGCTCCTAATCAGAGCTGGGCTGGGTCCTTCTGGACCCTCGTTTCCCAATGACCCGCCGTGAGGCGGGGGCTGAGGGTGGATGGTCTTTGACCA